GAGCGCTAGGCGCTTGACCTTGTTTAGCTCGTTGATCTCGGCGTCATAGTCGGCGGGGATCGCATTCAAGTCAATCCGGTTAGTGCAAGCGGGCCAGTCGCAGCTGATTGATGCGCGCGAGTACTCAACCGGGACGGTCTGCCATGGCATGTCAGTACCACCCGCACCGAGGGTAGGGCGCTGGGCGCCAGGCACCATAGATGCACTCGTCGTGCCAGGGGATGTGTCGGCGAGTCCACCATCCACCCATAGGGATCATGAACATGTTCGTTCTCCTTCGTTCGTGAGTGTGTATGTGTTTCCGTCCCAGTACCGCCCCGGGACGGCGGCGGGGTCCTCCCACCATGCAACGCCGTAGCCATCCTGTTTGGCTTCCTCCCGGTGCTGTTCGATGTACCCGTGGCAGCCCCTTACCCCGTCCCCACAGAGGAGGATGAGGTTAGCGGGACTGTTTATGGACGGGTCCTTGGTGCCGCCCATGCCGCGAGGCTTCCTGTGCTGGATGCTTGCGGCGTAGGTGGCGACGTGGCGGCCGCAGCGGGCGCACCGGTACTGGTCCCTCTCATACACGGCCTCCCTTGTTTCCTGGGAGGGCCCTGTTTTCCTGGGAGACCCCTTCCGGCGCGCCCACCTTGCCTGCGACTGGCTCACTCCGCGCCCTCAATCTCGATGAGGCTGATATCCCCAATGGCAATGAGCTCCCGGATGACTTCCTCCTGGGCCGGAGAGACACGGGCCGAAATCCTGGGGGTGGGCGTCACGAGCTCAACCCCGTCGGGGATCTCCCCCGTCTGCTTGATGAACCCGTCTAGGGCGGCTTTAGCCGTGAACCATGGGGCGGGGACACGGTGGATGGCGTCGGGCTTGTTCCACTCGAGCCACCTGACTAGGGCCTGCTCGTCCGTCACCTGATAGGCGGGGGTGGCGGTGGTGACGCTGATGGCGCCCACCTGCTCCCCGTTGACTGTGGCATACGAACGGTCTCCCGGAGCCATCACCTCCATGAGCTCGTTGAGGGCTTTCTTCTTCTCCTGAGAGGCCACTTTCGCAACGTGCGCTGCGATGGCGGCCCTGCGGAGCGCGTTCTCCTTGTTCACTGCACCTTCCCTGCCCCGTAGTTGTTCTGTAGCCATGCACGAAGCATGTCGGGGATGGCCTTACCTCCGGCGGCAAAGTACTCCTCGCGCACCTTGTCCCCGCTTAGCTGGTGGGCGGCGCAGAAGCCGTCGAGGATCATGCCGCACTGTTCGGCCGCTGTTCTGTTGGGAACCTCCTTCCCTGCTGGGAGGGGGGTGTTCTCGCTGGTGCCCCTCTTCTCTTGGGAGCCCCCTATTCTCTTGGGTACCCCACTTTCGAAGGACTCCCCATCCGGGTCGGGCTCGTCCGTGGGGATGGTGAGCGCCTGGAGTAGGAACGTCCGGTAGGCGACGCTCATTGCTTTCGCGGTCGCCTTGTCCCCGAAGTCCATAGCCTCAGCCGCCACCTTTCCGTGGATGCTGTCCCCGCCGGGTCCGTAAACCCGGTAGGTGACCTTGACGACCACCTCGGCGGTCTGCTTGCCGTTGGCTGTGGTGCCGTTTGATCGGTGCACGTCCACGTCCTCGGGGAGGATGGTGACGCCGTGCTTGCGCAGTGCGGGACCGACCGCGTTCATCACCGCGTCGATTCCCCTGAAGTTGAATTTCTGTGCTTGGTTCTTGCTGTCTTTCTTGACTGCTTGGACGTCCCCCATGACCTTGTTTAGGGCTTGGTGGACTGTTGGGATGTCTGCCATGGCTTCCTTTCTTTCTTGGGAACCCCCTATTCCGTTGGGAACCCCCTATTCCGTTGGGAACCCCCTATCTGGGGTTCGTGTACGGGCGGTGCGGGCGAAGCACGTACAGGTACTCACTGAGGCGCTTGAGCTCAGTACCGAGTAGCCGGCGGTCGCCGTCGTTGAGGTGCCACCACGGGCCGCGCTTGACCCACTCCATGTCGTCTTGGTCGTAGACGGCTTCCCCGTCCTTGATGTGCCGCATCTCCCCGTAGGCGATCACGGCACGCTCCATCGGCTCACTCAACGCCACTGTGCTCCTCCTGGCTGATCGCTCGGTCGAGGTAGGCGCGCGCCTTGCGCAGGTCGACGATTCGACGATCCGCTCCGCCCTTTCGGGCGAGGCGGGTGAGGTACTTCAGGGCGTTCCACACGTGCGGGTCGTCGGGGGCGATGGCATCCAGGACATCCCAGGCCTCCAGGTCGACCGTGCGCTCCGGACCACCCTGTGCGGTAATCGCGCCACCTAGCCACGTGTAGTGCTCGGGCGAATCCACCTCGCTCCCCTCTGCCTCGAGGTCAGCAGAGTCAGCTTCAACATCCCACTCGTAGAGTTCGCCGATACGCCTGACGGCATCCACGTCACTAGCGCTACAGCCCACGAGCGTGACCCTGCCGTCAGGAATGTCTGTCCCGTACGGCTGGAGCATCAAGGGCCCGGCGCCCACGATGTACAGGTGGCCGCCGGCGAGCCGCACGCAGGACTCGCTGGTGGAGGCGATAGAGAGTAGGCCACCAGGGTGCACCCAGTAGTCCAGGGGTGGGGTGTCAGCTGGGATGGGGACGTCCCCCATGATGTGGATGGCGTCCTTCAGGGAGGCGCCCGCCTTGATGGCCTGCCTTAGGTCCGTGTAGTCGCAGATGTAGTAGGTATCCACTATCTCTCCTTTCTAGACCCCGCACGGTGCGGGCATCTATGGGCCGCCTGGACCACTGGTAGATCAGCCCAAGCCCCCATGGATCGAAGTAACGGGGCGGGTCCAGGCGACTCATAGACGGGCAGGCTGTGTCGACTACGCGGCGCCGGAGCGGTGCGTGCGGTGTCTGCCGTCTATGGGCGTTTCTCTGTGTAGTTCTCAATCAACGTGCGCAAGCGTTATTCAGTAGCTGTCTGCGTTTCTGCTGCGCTGTCCTCTAGGCGAGGCGGCGGGCCACTATCGCTAGCGGCTCACCGTCCTTCCTAGCTGCGGGCCGACGACGGGGCGGGCGCGTAGATCTCGGGGTAGTAGATGCAGTGGACGTACAGGCGCGCCATGGGGTCCGAGGAGATCACCTCGCCGTCGCCAGTGATGAACACCGGCGCCCCGCCCCGGCGGGGGAGTCGCACCCCCGCCTCGACTATCCGGGCTACCTGAGCATGTCAGGCGATGATGGCGAGGACCGCTGCCGCCACTTCCTGGGGCGACCAGTAGGCGCCGTCTCTGCTTGCATCGACGTCAAAGACGCGGATGGGCAACTCGGGGTCGTAGCCGTCAACGAGGGCCACGCTGTCGGACTCGCTGGTGGAGACCTTAGTGAGGCGCTCGCCGCAGTCGAAGCGGGCCCGCCAGAGGCAGCGCTCTACCAGCACCATCCAGTCGTCCTGCTCGAAGTCGGTCGCGCTGCAGAGGACCTGCCACGCTTCGTCCGGGTTGCCGTAGGCCAGCTCGGCGGACTCGAGGACCGCACTCAGGTCGGACATGGTGATCTGCTCCCGGAACAGGGGGTGCTCCGCGACGGTGAACTCACTGCTGGCCTCAACGTCACCGGAGAGGGTCACGCTGTCACCCCGGTAGGAGAGTCGCATGTCCAGGAAGCCATCCAGGACGTCGATCTCAAAGTCCCCGCAGTATCCGGCGTCCCACGCTCGACGGGCGAGTGGGAAGGCGAGGAGGGCGGCAGCCTTGTCGGCGCTGGAGGTGATGGCTAACAGGGTGTCCCCGTCGGTGATCTCGACGGTGGGGGTGCCCTTGTTGCTGGCGATCGAGAGCGTGACGCCTCCGTGGTAGATGCTGCTCGAGGTCGCGGTGTAGTCGATGCCCCATTCGTCGAGGAGGGCGGCGATCTCGGTGGTGAGGTCGTTGGTGGTCATTGGTTCGATCCTTTCTGGTGGGGCGGCTGCCCCGTGGCCGATGACCCAACTATAGCCACACTGAGACAGGCGGAGTCAAGCCGAAGGCGGCATCAATTTGCGTGACCTACGTCATCGAACACATGTTCGACAACCCCGCCCCCTTACGCGAAACGACCGCTTCGACATGCACCCCCCACCATCACTACACACACGCACACACACCCCCGCACGCGAGAGGCCGTGTAAGCCAATCTGAGCGCCTCTCAAGGGGCGGCCCATGGAGGTATCGCCCCACCCCCGTTCGGCCGCCAGAGAGCCTCCCAGGGGCCCCCGCGTGCAGGCAAAGCAGACCCCCCAGCCCGCCAAAGCGGAACCGGGGGGTCCAGGAGGGGGTGTCAGCTGCGCGCCTCAAGCACCCCCATCAATCACCGACGACGCATCCACCCCCGCGCGCGGTCCACCACCGCCACCAAACCAACACCAGCCAGACCCAGCACACCCAGGGCCACAAGCACCCCCAGAATCTCGTGATCATAGTTGTCCTTCACCGGAGCAGCAGGAGCAGCCGACACCTTATCCACAACCCTCGCAGGCGCACCAACACTAGGAGAAGCAGACTTCTCCACACGCCCATCCACAGTCGCGCTCGGCGAAGCCGAGTGCACATCCTCCCCATACCTAGAACCATTGATTCCTGCGTTGTCTTCGTGGTCCTTCTCCTCGCTGTCCTTGCGTGCCTTGCAGCTGTCGGAGAGCGCCTGCGCTACGGCGGGGCCGGGCACGTACTGGTCGCCCTGGTCGGTGATCAGGGTCTGGGTGCAGGCGTCCTGGTCTACGACGATGACGTACCCGTCGCGCATGCAGGTCTCCTGGCCGCGCACGTCCACGCAGTGGGGGAGGCCAGCGGCGGAGACGGGGTCGGTCTTGCCGGTCCACTCCCAGCCGGGGAAGCGACGCGCCTCAGCCGGCTCGGTGAGCTCGGGTGCGGGAGCAACATCCTCCTCCTGCTTCTTCTTGCTCTTCTTCTTCTTCACGTCCTGCCCGACGGCGGTGCCGTCCTGCTTACGGATGTAGGTGACCGACCCGTCCTCCTCCACGATGAACGAATCCCCCGCCCCGTTGCCCGAGGTGGTGGCGTCCCACAGGCACGGCCCGTACTCCTGCCCCTCATCCTCGCAGGCGGCGGTCCCTGACACATCCACGGGGGCGCCGGTGTCCACGGTCACCCACCCCTGGATCAGGTCAACGGGGGTGCCCTCGTTGGCGTAGGCGGGTGCACACGCCCCCACAGCCATGACGCACGCACCTGCACCCACGAGGGCCGCACGCTTAACCATCCGCTTGATCGTGTCCTTGAAGCTCATCTGCCTGGTTCCTTTCTTGGTTGGGCCGCTCGGGCCCGTGTTGCTGATGGGCAGAACCATACGCCCACCACACACAGCCACGTCAACCCAAGACACAACAACACACGCGTGATGTACACCATCGAACACACGTCCCCCGTTCGAACAACACAAACACAACAACACAAACACCCAACTCGAACACACATACGAAAACCACACACCACCAGCACGAACACAAAATAAACCAAAATGACAAACAACCAGAAAACAAAAAACCAAACCCAGAAACCCCAGGGAATACCCCCCCCCGCCCCCCATTCCGATCGCTACGCGTCTTACGATTCGAAAAATCGTGCAGGTT